TTGAAGTTTGCACCTTGCCAGAAATCGAATGGATCGATTGCTTCCTCATCTTCAAACTCAGGTTGCATTGCTGCAGTGAGTTTATCAAAGATCTTCTTACCGAACTTATATAAGAATACTTTACCTTCGTTCTCAGGATTTGCGGGATCCTTTACAACGTAGATATTACTAATGTAAGTTAACTTACGTTTCTGCTTTCTAGCAGTTTCTTTACCTGCATCAGTTCCATTGTTCCATAATTCTGAATTATATTCAGATACTGGATCTTTCTGTCCTAATGTGGTTAAAGAGTTTTCGATATACCAACCGCCAGGACCTTGAAAGGCATGGGAGTATAGTTTTACGAATGGGAGATCTTCCTTGTCAGGGGGTGGAAGGAAACGTATAACAGCGTAGCCATTTCCGCTTTTGTCTACGTCTAGTTTCCATAAACGGTCATCTCCTGTTGCACCGTTATTGTTCATTTTCTCAACTTCTTTAACTAACTTTGCAGTTAAAGAGCCTAATTTAGATTGCTTTTTAAGATTAGCAAACGACATAATTGGATACCTCGGATTAATTGGATTCGTTGGATGTTTGGATTATAGCAGATAAACTATTAAAAGTCAAATGATGTCTTGTTTCAATGTTTGAATAGTCTCATTCATGCAACTAAACAGTATCTGCATATCAGTGCCAGGTGGGAAACCCATACTTGAGATGGACTTCTGCAACGTTTGTTGCATTTTCTTTGCCTCTGGCGAATCATCAAGAGACAGTCTAGTGTACATAACCTTCTGCTTTTCTAATAATGTAATTAGTTTGTCAATGTGTTCAACTTTGTCTTCACGGGACATTAATGGATAACCAAATGCACGAGAGTACACTTGTTCTTGTAACTTGTTGATCTCAGCAAGTTCTTTTTTAATTATTTCAGAATCAAAAAAATTACTCATCTACTAAATCCCTCAGAATTTTTTTATAGTTGAATACATTAATATTTAGGAAAGGTAGATATTTCCTTATTTTCAAACTAACGGATTCCCACACTGGATCTTGTAATTTTGTATCAAAGTTTTTTACGAAAGAAAATATTTTTTCCAGTATTGTAAGTGTCTCTAATGATATTTCTCCACCCAGATACTTTTTGAGAACTATTGGGTGTCCTTTCGAGCAATTGAATACTTCTTCTAATTTTTTTTCCGACAGTAATTCCGTTGATTGTTCTTTGAACAAGTAAGTCAAACTCTGCTGTCGTTTCATCCAGTCTGCGTACGTTTTTTCTCCAGAATTTATTATTTCTCCAATCCATAAATTTTGAGGTGTGTCGGCAGTTACAAAGTTTGCAAGTAAAAAATCTGTAATTTCTTGATCAGAATATTTCCTAGAAGTCTTTTCAAACCAATACTTATCTTTCCTTTTATTAAAGGATGTCATAGTTGCTCTTGATTTCCCTCCATACGTAAAAAAATCATACTTACGGTTAGTAAAATGATTTTTCATGGAAAGATATGTTTGATAAGTCTCAAAGGGTGTCACTTTCGTCTTCATCATTTTCTTCAGTATCTAGTTCAGTTATAGAGTCAACAGGAACTTCTGCCTCACCGATTCTATACCAATGTTGAGGAATTCCTATACTATCTTTCCTAACACCTAGATATTCTAAATCAGGATAAGTGTGTTCACGCATAATTGCTTGTAAGCGATAGTGCATTAACTCTGATTTAGAAGGCATTATAAAGGTAGTTTTGCTCTTGATGTAGGTTTCATAAAGTTGAGACGGGTTGCATCCCACTTCAATCTTTCTTTCAAAGGTTTTGAAATAAGTCTTGTTATTGATTCTACCTCAAGTCCATTAATATCGCAATAGTGGCAGATAGCATCAATATAATTGAATTCTTCTTCTGCTACTATTTTTTCAATCTCCATCGCAAATTTCTGAGGTGTCAAAAATTTACTCTCAATTGCTTTTTCTAGTTCTTTATTTGGTTCCATAGAGGTCAAGTTTATCCCCAACAAATTTTCTAATATACTTGGTGAGGAGTTTAATGTACTTTCTTTTGTCATACTCTTCATAGACGACGCATTCTCCATTTTCACATGCCATGATAATTACAAGTTTTTTAACAGTTATTCCTGTTAGTTCATAGAGCATACAACCGTATGCCATTGCTTGGACGAAATAATGTTCGATCCATTCTCTGGGTTTAGGTTTTTTAGATGTTTTAAAATCTATTATAGATAACTCTCCATCGTATTCTGCAATACAATCGACTGTTCCTGCAATGCCTAATTCTCTACTATATAGGGCACCTTCCAGACAGTGAATATTATCTATTTTGTTTAATTTTCCCTTTGAAATTTTAAAGAGAAACTCTGATATGGGTGGAACTTTAGGTAGTTCTTCATCATTTTTTAGATAATGTTCTGTAAGGGTATGCATGTCAGTTCCACGAGTTGTGGCAGCTTTTGTAATACGATCTGCCTCCTCATCTCCTACCTTTTTTCTCCAGTTAACAAAGATTTCTTTATTAAAATGACTAGTAACTGAAGTAATGGAAACAAGTTTAATTAACTCATCTTCTTCTGGAACTGAATAATAACGAACTCCATCTATAGTCTCCCTAGAAAGTTTAGGGAGATTCAAATCAATATGTTTAAACATTACATACCTAACTCAAGTTTTGCAACAAGATACTCTTTTACTAGTCCAGAACGTATTATATCATCTAAACCAAATTCAATAATATCTACTGAAGGCATTGATGTTAATATTTTCATAAAATCAACAATACCATTTCTATCATTGGTTTTAGTTAGATCTGATTGAGTGGCATCGCCACAGAACATAATCTTACTATTATCCCCAACTCTTGTCATTATACTATCTAATTCATGAAAATTCAAGTTTTGAAATTCATCAACTATAACAATTGAATTATCAAGAGTTGTTCCTCTGATAAAGGAGGTTGACCAGAACTTTATAGTTCCTTGTGCTTTTAGATTACCATAGAGCATTTCAAAATCTGCATCAGATGGCATCTGGAACATATATTTTACCATATGTTTGTATGGTATTTGATATATGTCTGCTTTATCTTCATGATCGCCAGGTAGAAATCCGATCTCTCTTGTAGAAACTAGAGATCTTACGAGATATATTGTTTCGTAAGGAGTATCATCACTTAATACATCTTTAAGTGCGTTATAGAGGGTAATAAATGTTTTTCCTGTTCCTGCAACACCATATGCAATCAAATGCTTTCCTTGTGCGTAAGAATCAAACAATTGTGTCTGATGCTCAGTTAAAGGATTTACCTCTGTAAGATAATGTGTATTTAAAGGTTTTTTTCTCTTCATTTGCTTGGTAGTTAGTCCTACACCGATTGGTTGCTCTGTTTTCTTTTTTCGTGCCATTTATAATGTTTTCACCTTAGAACCTGGTGCTTTTTGTGCTTTTCTAAGAACATCGTTCCAACCAGGTTTTGTCTTTCTTAATGTATCTCTCCACTCCCCAACTTCTCCTACACCAGGCACAGTTGAAGGATCAGAGTAGTCTCTTTTCCAATCGGGATTATCATCACACCACTTTGACCAATCATGAACACTCATGATAACTTCTTTTTGTTCACCAGTTTTTGAATTAACAACGGGATATGTAGCCATAATTATTATGCGTTATAAAGGTATTTAGTCCATATGAGGGAGTTGAGTTGCTTCGGGATCAATATAACTTGGACTGGTCTTTCCAGATGACCCAAATAAACCATATCCCCAGACAGTATCTTCAGTGATTGTAGCACCCTTTTCAAGATCTTGTCTACTCATCATATCATTGAGCATTCTCTTCATTTTAGCTTCTTCTAATTTTACATCATCTTCATGCTCTTTTATCTTATCCATACCCCATTTGTAGACAGTTCTTTCAAAATCCATCGTCTCTGTAAATGGAACATAACCTTTTGTAGTATTAGGTCGTTCTAACGCAATTATCATTTGTGATCTTACTACAAACTTATTAGATTCAGTTTCTTCATGAAGAGCATATGTAAATTCTATGTTAGAAACCATTCTAGGAAGATAGGCATGATCTTCAAGTTTACACTTTATTAAATACCATTTAAATTCCATTTAAACTCCACTCTAAAGATTCTGATACTGTAGGGAACTGTTCAATAAAAACCTTCCGACATG